CTCAAGAAACTCCTCGTATTCCTCTGCATCTTTGCCATTATCCCAAGTTCTAGGATTGTATCCCTGATACTCTGTGAGTGCATACCTAACTGCTTCATTGATATCCATTGATTCTTGGACACCTCTGATCGGACTGTAGTTATGTAATCCCATTGCACAATCAACACCGGTCTGTACTTTTATTCCAGCTATAGGTCTTGATGCCATAGGAAAAGACATCTTGTGTTCTTTTCTGAGGTAATGCTTGAGTATCATCTCGTCTTTCGGTGCAGTTCCATTGCTTGCACTTTCATGCTCAATGCCAAAGTTTAATCTGTAATCAGGTATCTCAGCCATTATACCAATCTCCTAATTTGTTGTGCTTACTTAATTTTTTTAATATTAAACTCCAAGCATTAGATATTTCTTTTTGCATTGACTCATCACTTGAATAAAACTCATCACAAGCTGAACTTAACTCGTTTTGTATTGTGCCTATTGCATCTTCTAATTGTTTATCCATTAATCTATCTCCTGTACCATGTAGCCACTTCTTCGACTATCAACATAAGTAAGACCTCTAAGTTCATCTAAGAATACTTCCCAGTCTTCTCCATCATAATCGAAATTATCTGTGTCAAAGTTTAACTTTGCACCATACTTTTTGACCATATCTTCTTTGTGCATTAAAACTAACTTGCCCATAATTATTCTCCATATCCGTCAGGACAACAATCCTCACAAAATGTTTTGTCTTCGTAAAAGTATGCTACCTCTGCACAAGTCTTTGCTCCACAGTCATCACATTCTCTGTCATAAACATATTCTTGATCCATAATAATCCTCACTTTCTTTGCTATTGATTACGATATTATTCTTTACAATCTTTACTGTCAACACATTATTTAATTATTATTGACAGATTGTCAACATATAAATATTATCTTGTTATGAAATTAATTGAGTACATAAAACAGAATAAGATGACACAAAACAAGTTTGCCCTTAAATCAGGATTGACTCGTTCAGCTATATGTAGGTTGCTGAAGTGTGAAAGATTCCCAACACCTGACACCATGAACAAGATAGAGTTAGCTACACTTGGTCAAGTAACTGCGAATGACTTTCTCAAACAAGCTCAAGAGAAGATGATAGATGGCAGATAGTCGTAACAAAGGTGCATCTTTTGAGAGAAAGATATGCAAGCTCATCAAAGATAATCTTAACATAGATGCCAAGAGAAACTTGGATCAGTATCAAGCTAAAGGTCAAGCTGATATTATAATTCCTGGTTGGTCTATTGAATGTAAAGCGTATCTCAAAGGCACTACGTTCAAGCGTGCTTGGTGGGAGCAAGCAAAAGAATCTGCTGCGAGTTTAAATCTAACTCCAGTATTGATATACAAATACAATAATTGTCCTATAAAATGTGTTATTTCTCTTGATGTGTTATCGAGGAACTTTAATGCTGGGCATGATTTGGTTTGTGAAGTAGATATAGAAACATGGTTTTACATAGTGAGGGAGCGAGATGTTATTAGCTGATGGATTTGAAAAGGCGTTTATGGGTATTGCCGTACCTAATGCAAACTTGGAAGAGGTTGCTGTATATGATTACTATAAGTGTATTGAGATACTGAAAGACAGAGATGGTATGAGTGAAGAAGATGCTGTTGAGTTTTTTTATTTTAATGTCGTTGGCTCTTACGTTGGTGCATTTACACCAATATTTTATAAGACTGCTACTATTGAACAAGTAAATGAAAGTTGTGATTACTATGGATAAATTTGAATTACTGCAAAAGACTGCTGAAGTTATTAAAGAACGTGGAGAGAACTACGGCTCTATCGTAGATAACCATACTCGTATTGCTAAAATGTGGTCTGTGATACTCGATAAGTATGTAACAACTGAGCAAGTTGCTCTTTGTATGGTAGCTGTTAAAGTGGCTAGGCTAATAGAAACACCTAACCATGATGATAGTTGGCAAGATATTTTAGGCTATGCCCTTGTAGGTTATGAGTGTGCTGATGCCAAGAAATAATATTAATTTAATTAGGAAATATGCGAAGTCTTGCAAGACCAAGGAAAGATTTAAAGAAGTTGCTCTTTCTCTTAAAGTACTTGGCAATAGCAATGACCATATGGCTGATGTTACTCTTGATGCTTACTGGTCTTACTATAATGAGCTTGAACCGGCTGAACAAAGAATGAGAGACGTTACTCGTTTTGTGCATGGCTATGTAAGTAAACATATCCAAGATAAATTATTTTCTTGACAGGATTTTGCTCCCTCGTATAATCAGCGTAGCTGTTCTAGCAAATCCTACGGCAACGATCAAAACATTGTTTTGTTTTCATAGTCTTAACGAATGTATGCAATAATAAAAATAAAAAAAATATCTGAGATTTGATAGAAATGCAATACAGTACATCTATGCAGTACAGTACTGCATAGATATACTTACATAGATTTGCGTTATTTCTCTTTTACTTTTCGTCTTGGTAAATTCTATACAGCAAAATAGATATTGTTTTGCTAATCTCTATATTGCCTGTTTCGTACCTGGATACAGTCATAGCATCAACACCAAGTAAATTTGCTAGTTCATGCTGCGTGTATTGCAGCTTTTTACGGATAGTTTTAAATTGCTCTTTTGTCATTTTCATTTTAATATGTCCTTACCTTTGCTAGGTTAGGAGCTGCAATTTCATGTTTTGCAGCTCCTGTTTCTTCATGTAATTGTAATTTCTCTTTTATAAGTGTCATTAATTTAAGCTGATCTCTTGTATCAAGATCATTCAATATAAAACTAATTACTTTTTTATACTCTTTGCTGGTCATTTAATTGTCCTTTCTCTTTACTAGTTGTGCCTTTAAAAGCGTTTTAAAGCTGCTCCAGGCGTGTTAATGTATAACCTGGTATAAGCCAGGCTATACAATTCTTTTTGTTTACTGGATTAAATCCTTAGATTGATAGATTAAATTCCACCAAGTGTATTCTTTGCTTACTGGATTAACAAAACCTATAGTAATTATTAAACCAAGTACGAATAATATTAGATATTCTGTTATTTGTTTCTTAGTCATTGTTAGCCCTTATAATTTGCATAAAGTTTTTTAAATGAATTACAAGCCTTATCAAAGCCGTATTTATTAACAGCTTGTTTGAATTGTTTTCTTGTAATGTTTCTATTTGTTTTTGTGTCTTTTAATTGTACCGGATAATTCTTTTTTATGTTTTTATCGTAAACAATTAACCAGCCTTTATAATAATCTGTATCAAAATTATCACTTGTCATAATATCATTGTAAGTCATTAGAATTGTTCCTTTAAAAAGAATTTAACAGCTTGTTTGCGTTTATTTGTTTTATAATGTTTAGTTGTTTTAACCTGGTAGTTTTTCATTGTTTTAGTTCCTTTGCTATTGTTGTTATGATTTACTTAAGTAAATCTTAAAAGCCTGGCTTTAATTCCAGGCTTTCCAGGCTTACTTAATTTTATTTGCTTCATTAAAGCCAATAACAAAACCTAACATTTCATCTTTAGAATTGAAGCGTTTTAGATCTTGATGATATTGTGAATAGCCAATATTAATTGAAAAGTTATTAAATGATATTCCATCTTTTTTTATTCTATTAATATCAATGTAAGGAAAGCCGTATGTTTTTAAATAACTTGTAAACTTTGCGCAATGATTAGCATAATAGTATTTATTATTGCCAGTTAATCTAATATTAATATTTTGCTTGTTAATTTTAAACTCTAATTCGTTCCTTTCCTGGATTAAATTAGTAGTATTATCTATATCACTCCAATCATTAGGTTTTAAAATTGAGTTAATTTCTTCTATTCTATTTTCAATTTTAGTTATATTCATTGCTTTAGTTCCTTTCCCAGGTGTTATGTTTTATTCTTTTAATATCCCAATCTCTAACATTGCCTTGCAAACCTCGTGCAGCTCTAATATTCCAGCTTTGAATTAATGCGTGAGCTTGTGTAGTAGTCCAGACTGGATCACCATTTACTTTTGATATGATTAAACTTGGTAGTTTGTCATTTTCAAACTTGCCGTATATTTCATATGTAATCATTATTTTAGTTCCTTTGCTTAGTTGTTAATGTTTATTAATGGATAGTAGATAGTTATTATTGTAAATATTCCTGATAACATAAGTATTAAAAAGAATAAGCCGGGCAAGTTTAAAGATAGTAAATAAAAACTTACAGGCAGCATTAAGAAGAATTGTGTTAATGCTATTAATAAAACTGTTTGATATTTCATTGTTTTGTTTCCTTTGCTAGTTGTTAATATACTTATAGTATATATACTTATTGTATAGATGCAAGCATAAAATAACACTGTAAATCAATAACTTAGTAAATTAATTTTTTCAGCTGCTATTTATTAAAGTAAATATTGTATTGCTTGGAGCTGGTTTATAGTTTATGTAAGTTATGTAAAGGGAATTACATAGAATATATATTTTTATAAACACATAATTGATACAGTTCTACACGGCAAGGA